AATCCTGTGTCATCTGAATAACTTTCCTCATAGAAAGAACCGATTTGCCGCAGGAGATGACAGTTCTCGCTCTGCAATTTTTTTGCAGTTTTCCAGAATTCTTTTTTGAATACTTTTCCTCGACATGAAAACCCGTCACCGAGGCATTCCGCTTTGCAGCTTCTTCAGTATTCTGGTTGTTTGTTACCGAAACGGAGTACAATCCGGTAAACGCATCGCGCACATTACGAACCAAATTATCGATGGTTTCCTTTTTGATGTATGCCGGGTTAATTTCCACCAGGCTATCACTAAGTGTCGTTGCAGCAATGGACTGGATTTCTTTTGGTAAATCTTTAAATTCCATCGTCAACCTCATCAGTCAGTGTTTCTGGCTAACCAGCGACGCGCGCCAGCTTCGGTTTTAAATGTTTTGCTTTTGGTATACGTCATCGCGGTGAACGTGCCGTCCTGGTTGGGAAACACGCCGTACACCAGAGATTCGTTGTTGCCAAGATCGATAGTATCCATGTTGACCTCATTTCCCCTTAACGCCGGGGTAGCGGAACTTTAGCCTGACAACGATGCGTTTCGTTGTTGATGGTGTGGATTGTGCAACAATAACTTTCGCGTGTAAAGTGTGCGAAATAGAAAATTTCGTTTCTGGGCAAAAAAAAGCACCAGAAAGGTGCTTTTTGTCTGATGTGTGGATGGTTTGTTAGCTATGGTTTTAATTGATCGTTGATAATATCGAAAACATCGCTCTTAAGCAGTTCCAGCTCTCTCAGGACTTCCTTAGCATGGATAATTAGGCGTAACTTTTCTGCTTCTGGCATTTGATTGAAAATTGAGAGCAGGGCTTTCTCTTTGTCATCAAGCACAATGGGTATTGGTATATCTTGGTGATTTTCATCGCCTCCTGCATCCCGATCCATAAAAAACCAGTACTCAGGCTTTCCTGTTACAGCTGCGAGCCTTTTTAATCTTACACCGCTGGCTACGCTGATGCCTTTTGCCCAATTCTGAACCGCGGTGTGAGATAACATGACCCGCTTAGCCAGGTCTGACTTATTCCAGCCATTTTCATCCATCACTTGCTGGATTCTTTTTGCAAAAACATTGTTAACGGTATCGTTCATAGCCTGCATTTTACAACCAAATGTTTCGATTATCAGTACAACTATTTGTTTCCTTGTTCTTGAAACGTAAACTTTCGCCTGTTATGCTCCCAGTGATGAACCAAGAGGTGAGGTGTTGTGTGGCTAAAAAACATCAAAAACTAAACGATCTACGAGACAAGATTAAAAAAAACTTTTCCTTTGTCGAGATTGGAGAACGCTTTGGGATTAGTGGGCAAGGGGTTGGAAAATGGTTTGCCAATAAATCAATACCAGCTGAGCGGGTCATTCCTCTTTGTGTGCTCCTTGAATGGCAAGTCACCCCCCACGAGCTTCGCCCAGATATTTACCCCAATCTAACCGATGGGCTGCCTTGTGGGAATAAGTGTATGACAAATGAATCACTGGCGGTGAACAATGATATTCACTCCTGAGCAGGCTCGTGAGGCTCTGGACTCCTGGGTATGCAGCCCGGGAATGACGCAGGAGCAGGCGACGATATTAATCACAGAAGCCTTCTGGGCTCTGAAAGAGCGCCCGAACATCGATGTTCAACGTGTCACATTTGATGATGGCGTGGTTGATCAGCGGGCGCTTGGCGTTAACAGGGTGAAGATATTTGAACGCTGGAAAGCTATCGACACCAGGGATAAGCGTGAAAAATTCACGGCGCTGATTCCGGCAATTATGGAGGCTATCCGGATCAGTGATTTCAGGTTGTATTGTGAAATTACTGACGGAAAAAGCATTACGTACATGATCGCCGGGTTAAACAAAGAGTATGGTGATGTGGTGGAGTCCGGGCTGCTTTTTGCAGATCCAACTGTTGTGGAGCGTGAGGCTGACGAGCTTATAGAAAAAGCTATTGCTTTCAAACGTGCATATCGTCAGCAATACCAACATTGCTTTGCGGGTCAACAGATACCTGGTCGAGGTTCGCATGAGTATCGATGCACTACGATGGGCTAAAAGGGTGAAAACCGGCAGTTCATCCAGTAAGTCAGTATTGACCTGGCTTGCTGATATGTGCGGTGCCGATTTGTGTGCATACCCGTCTGTATCTGCACTGGCAGAAGTAACGGAACTGAACAAAAAAACTGTGCAGGACAGCTTACGGCACCTGATGGAGATTGGGTTAATTGTTGATACCGGTGAGAGAAAAGGTCGAACAAAGCAAATTGTGGTGTACCAACTTATCGGTGTTGAAGAAAGTGTTGCCGAGCCTGAATACACCCAAAAACGGGAGTCTTTAAAGGTGGGTAAAATTGGTACTGTTAATAAAAACAGCACCAAAAACGGTTGTGTTTCCGCACAAAACAGACCCAAAAACGGGACTCTTTGCAGCATAGAAAATAACCAAAGGCACCCAAATTTTCCATCAAAGACACCCAAAAACGGATCACGGAACCCAAAGGAACCTAAAGATCTAAACCCCATACATAACGCACGCGAGAGTGCTCCGACCAGTGAGAGGGAAGTTTTGCCGTCACAGGCAACGCCCCCTGCATTCCTGGATGGCCTGAGCGAACGCATCGGAAAATTTCCGATGACCGATGACTGGTATCCGTCGCCGGATTTTCGACGGCGGGCTGCACTGTGGGGAGTGGCTTTGCCGGAGCCGGAATTTACACCTGCTGAACTTGCCGCCTTCCGGGATTACTGGGCAGAGGAGGGAAAAGTTTTCACGCAGGTTCAGTGGGAGCAGAAATTTGCCCGTCACGTAAATCACGTCAGGGCGCAGGTTAAACCAGTCAGCAAGGGGGGGAGCCATGCAGCAGCACCAGGTGGCACCGCATCACGGGCAGTTCAGGAAATTCGGGCAGCACGTGAACAGTGGGAACGTGAAAACGGATTTATCAGCGACGGAAACGGCGTGGAAGCTGTGGGAACTCATGGGGGAGGTTTATTCGAACCGCTGGACCCAGAAGAACGGGTCCGCACCTTCGAAGCTCTGGATTGCACAGATTGGCGCGATGACTGAGCAGCAAATCCGGCAGGTCTGCCGCCAGTGCATGGACCGCTGCCGGGCGGGTGAAACATGGCCTCCGGACCTGGCTGAGTTTGTGGCGCTGATTTCGGAGAGCGGGGCAAATCCATTTGGTCTGACGGTAGATGGCGTGATGGAGGAGTACCGACGCTGGCGCAATGAGTCCTGGCGATACGACGGAAGCGATAAATACCCGTGGTCTCAGCCTGTGCTGTATCACATTTGCCTCGAGATGCGTTCAAAGGGGATTGAATGCCAGATGACCGAAGGGGAGTTAAAACGGCTTGCAGAACGGCAGCTGACGAAATGGGCAAAGCATGTTGGCAACGGCCTCAGCGTTCCGCCCGTACGGCGGCAACTGGCAGCACCCAAACGCCCGTCGGGACCAACGCCAATTGAGTTGCTGAAACAGGAGTATGAACGCCGGAAAGCGGCTGGTTTTGTTTGAGTTGAGAAGTGATTTTTTACCGGGAGGAAATTTATGGAGACTGTTTTTGACGCACTGAAAGCAATGGGAAAAGCCACGTCGGTAGAACTGACTACGCGACTTGATATCAGTCGTGAAGAAGTGCTGAAGGAGCTGTGGGAACTGAAAAAGGCTGGCTTCGTTGATAAAAGTGCATACACCTGGCGTGTGGCTGGCGAAGGTGAATCAGGGGGAGCCGAAGAGCAGCCAGCACAATCTGAAACACAAGATGTGTTAACCAGGGAGGTCGAACGAAAAGTTACCGCTGACATGATGATTGAGTTTATCGGTCAGGAGGGAGCTAAAACGTGTGAGGAACTGGCGGGTAAGTTCGGTGTCAGCACTCGCAAGGTTGCTTCCACACTGGCGGTAGTAACCGCAACGGGGCGGCTGGCACGCGTAAACCAGAACGGTAAATTTCGCTACTGCATGCCGGGCGAGAATTTACCAGTAAAGCCGAAAGTCGCATTGGTAACGGAAAATGATGGTAAAGCCTTTCCTCAGCCAGCCGGCGTTGCGTTACCTGTACAGGAAGCTGCAATACAGGAAGAAATTAAAACAGAAACTGTGGCGGACATTGTGCAGTCGTTGTCATCGTTCACCGAAACTCGAGCGGATGACCTGATTTTACCATCGCTGCATATGGCAAATCGTGAACTGCGTCGGGCGAAAAGCCATGTCCAGAAGTGGGAGCGTGTCTGCGCCGCGCTACGGGAGCTGAACAAGCACCGGGATATTGTTCGACAGATTGTCGATTCCACCAGTCGCGTTGTATCGGAAAAGTGAGGCGTTTATGGGAAACGCTTTTACACCTGAATACAGGGAACAACTGAAGGCGCGTATTGTGGAACTGGTACGCAGAGACGGAAGGAAAACGCGTAAGCAACTGGAAGATGAAACCGGAGCTACCAGACACCTGATAGAAGTTCTGGCGAAAGAGCTGGTGGTCAGTGGTGCAGTATATGGTTCGGGGCATGGGATATTTCCTTCGGAGCAGGCGCGTAAGGACTGGTTAAAGCCGTGCGCTTTTATGAACAGGTAAAGCGTGAGAATCCACCAGTCGAAACAGGAGTATGGAAAGATGCTGTTGATTGGGTTCTCAAAGAGGCCTGCTGTGCTGTCATTCTGGGTAAAGCCGACAATCCATTAGCATCCAGTAACCAAGTTGGCGAATTAACAATGTGGGTTAAACGACTGGTCAGTCAACTGAAAAAAGCTAATCCAGACTGCAAATTACCGGAGAAGGCGATGGACTACCTGAAGCGGAACGAACTGATAAGCGCGGAGGATGTTTTGCGATGACCTGCCCTGAAGCATTCACAACGGTAGGAATCGCACTGGCGGTGGCGCTGGTGGTGTATTCGATTTGCCGATGGGGATAAAAACGGTTTGCGGGAAAAGGAGAGTTAAGTAGAATTGCTGCGGGTGCTTGAGGCTATCTGTCTCGGGCATGCCACCAAAGGCAGATAGAGAAAAGCCCCACCCGACTATAAATCGAAGTGAGGCCCCTATATGCTCGTCACATATAGATTGCCTCTTACGGACCGAAAGGTCAAGGAGAAGCAGGCTATGAAGCAGCAAAAGGCGATGTTAATCGCCCTGATCGTCATCTGTTTAACCGTCATAGTGACGGCACTGGTAACGAGGAAAGACCTCTGCGAGGTACGAATCCGAACCGGCCAGACGGAGGTCGCTGTCTTCACAGCTTACGAACCTGAGGAGTAAGAGACCAGGCGAGGGAGAAATCCCTCGCCACCTCTGATGTGTCAGGCATCCTCAACGCACCCGCACTTAACCCGCTTCGGCGGGTTTTTTATTGCCAAAATCAACGACTGTTTAAAAGACACGCTACTTTCTGATTAGATAACAGACGTAAAAAAATTTCATTGAGAGCGGGCAAAAAACACTCAATTATTGGTGATGAAATAATCACATCAGGTGGTTATATTTCTCTTATCAGAAAGATTTATTTTGAAGGTAACGATCCAGGAGGAAATACGATATGAGAAGTCACGCATTGACGGAGCATGAATATGAAGTTGTTCGCCGCTCTGATGGCGCAGTGGTTGCTGAGATGGATAGTTTGCCTGATAGTAAAAGAGCTGTCTGGAGACGAATGGGGAAGGTATTAAGGGTGCGCCCTCTGCATAATGACGAACGCATTGTGTCCCACGCAGTATTGCGTGATATTGTGCAGCAGTATTCGTCCGGGGGCTTGTAGCGGACACCGTTAGTGGAGATAATAAAACCCCATAGCTGAACACTGTGGGGTCTGATAATGATGCGTCATGAGGATTGTTATGACGCAAAAAGCAACGAGTTACAATGAGCGGCGTTTTCACGCATTCAAACCAGACTGGTTCCAGCATAACCCCTGCACTGAAGAACAGGCCGAATGGCTGATTCAGAACTACCGCAGACGCGGATACGAGATTAAGAAAGCCCTCAGCCTCGATTATCGTCACTGGATAATCTATGTCAGGCTCCCTTATTCCGAACGCCCACCGCGCCCATCCCGCACATACCAGCAACGGATCTGGAGGTAACGTGCGGGTATTACTTCGACCTGTTCTGGTACCAGAACTTGGGTTGGTGGTCCTTAAGCTGGGCCGTGAATCCATGCCAGTATTCCACAATACCCGGATACTGGTGGAGCCGGAACCGAAAAGCATGCGTAATCTGCCGTCCGGGTTCGTTCCTGCCGTTCGCCAGTCGCTGGCGGAGGATAAATCATTACTGCCATTTTCAGC